CTAATTATTTAGGTACCGATTTATTCAACAAGCTAAAAGCTGATATTGTAGCAAATACTTTAAGTGGAAACTATTTGTCTTTATTAACTAACTATGTGCGTCCGATGTTAATTCATTGGAGTATGGTCGAGTGGTTACCATTTGCGAGTTATACGATTAACGCTAAAGGTATATTCAAACATAGTTCGGAAAACGCTAGTAACGTAGAGAAAAACGAAATTGATTTTCTTATTGATAAAGAAACAAGTTTAGCACAACACTATACAGAACGCTTTGTTAGATACATGAGTTTTAATCAAACTTCGTTTCCTGAATACAATAGTAATTCAAACGACGACGTATCGCCTGACCACGACACTAATTTTACTAGTTGGATAATATGAAGAAAGAGGCTAAAAATAACAACCTAAAAAAGTTAACGTTATTATTAAAGAAGTTAGAACAAAATGAGCAATCAAAGAATAAGTGAATTAACAACAAGTAGTGTACCAATTAAGGCGACTGATTACCTAGAGGTGTCAGTTTACAACGGTGCGACATACGATAGTAAAAAGGTTAATTCTGAATACTTAAAACCTTATAAAGTTTACACTGCTTTAATGGGACAATTAGGAACAGCTGCACCAACTGCAACGGTTTTAGAGAATACAATAGGAGCAATAGTTTGGACAAGAACTGCAGCAGGGGACTACAAAGGAACGTTAACGGGTGCCTTCACTTTAGATAAAACAGTTGGCTTTTTAACGCTTAATTATATAGGGGACGATTACACTGTTTATTGTGGTCGATTATCAGCAAATGAGTTTAATATAACAACATTGAATGCATTAGGTGCAGCAACTGATACCATTTTAGCAAATGCAAGTTTAGAAATTAGAGTTTACCAATAAAATATAAAATAAAATGAGTTTACCAAACATAGACAAATTAGTAGCAAGTAAAGGAGTTTACATTTGCAACGATACAACGGCAGTTACTAAAGTAATCGCAGGGATTTTAGTATTAGAAGATACGGTATTCAGTGCTATTAGAGTAGCAGGAACAGACGTTAAAGCTAGTTATATCTCAACTCCAGCAACGGCAGTTAAAGCGGGTGCGTTTATTACGGGTTTAGGTGTTCTATTTAGTGGAGTTACTTTAACTAGTGGTTCTGTAGCTTTAGTAATCGGTTAATATGTACGGCGTAGGATTCGGTTACGGTGCAATTGGTGCAACTACTATTTTAAATAGTGGTGGCGGAGTTGACGCTGACGCTCAAAGTTTCTTTGCTGCTGCTTCAATTACTGATTTAACTCAAAAGAATGCAGTTAATCAATTAGTTTTAGACTTGAAAAGCAATAGTTTATGGACTAAAATGAAAGCATTATATCCAGTAGTAGGAGGTAATGCAACGGCTCATTCTTATAACCTTAAAAATACTGCTCAATATCAATTAAGTTTCTCTAGTGGGTGGACTCATTCAAGTACAGGAATGTTGCCTAACGGAAGCTCATCATATGCAGATACTCTTTTAACTCCTTCAACTACTTTATCTCTTAATGATAATCATATTTCTTACTATTCAAGAACTCAAACAACTTCAAATGGTGTTGACATAGGAACTAGTAATAATTTCAACGGAAATATGTTGGATATTGAAATTAATTTCGCTGGTAGGTATTACGAGAATAATCAAAATAGTTATTCTTCGCCATTTTCGGCAACATTTACAACGGGGTTATTTGTTAATAGTAGGGTGGCTAGTGGTTCGTTTAAAGGTTATAGAAATGGAACTTCAGAGGGTACTATATCTATAACGTCTACAGGGTTAGCTGATTACCCTATATTTTTAGGTGCAAGAAATAACGCTTCTACACCATCATTTTACACGTTAAAAGAATGTGCTTTTGCGTCTATTGGGAATGGTTTATCAGATACAGATACAGCTAATTTATACACTTGTATTCAAACTTTTCAAACTTCATTAAGTCGTAACGTATGATAGGATATAAACTAACAACAGAGCAAAAGAACTCAATTCAAGGACAGTTTTATAACGAGAATTGTTTTTTTAATTGTGTTCAAAATATTAATAACGATTGGTTTTTATTTTTAAGTGATTCGGATAAAGCTGAATTAGTTAATACGAATTACGATTATTTACTTTCATTAACTGAATTTGAATATGTGCCACCAATTATTGAAAATCCTTTTATCTAATGAATGCAGAAGATTACATAAAACTATTTATTGGTTTAGTTGTAGCTATAATTGGTTACTTTGTTAAGGACTTAATTAAGCAATTAAAAGACCTAGAGATAAATGTCGATTCTAAAAGCTCAAAGTTTCATGATACGGTTACGGTATTAAAAAGCAAAGTTACTGCATTAGAACAAGCACATGACACTAAATTCGACAATCTAGAAAAGATAATTGATTTGAAATTTACACAACAGAATCAAAATATTGAAGAGTTAAAAAGTGCAGTTAGACACGCTGAAAGGACAATTAACATGAATGCTACTGCTTTTGTTGACCTACTTAAAGAATTAAAAAAAAATAACATAAATCTATAACTATGAAATTAATTGACAATATTAAAGCCAAAACACCTAGAAAACACAAAATAGCTGGTAGAATTGTAACTGCTTTATCGGTGGCATCTTTAACAATTGCAGAAAGTGGAATAGTTGACAATAGACCATTAATTAAAGTAGGTTTACAAGCGTTGTCAGGTATATTTGGAACACAAGCATTATTTCACGCTCAAAAGACTTTAAGATAATGATTGAACTAGTTGCAGTATTTTTGATATTAACGACTGCTATGATACTTAAAAATAAAGATAATGGAGAGAATCAGTAAACATATAACATTTAAAGAAGCTACATTTAGTGCAACTGCTCAAAGGTTAGGTATTAAAAATCAACCTACTTTAGAGCATTTAAAAGCTATGATAACAGTAGCGGAAAAATGTTTTGAACCTTTACGAGAATGGTACGGTAAACCATTAAGAATAAACAGTTTTTACAGAGGAAAAGACCTTAATAAAGCCGTTAAAGGGAGTTTGACAAGTCAACATTGTAAAGGCGAAGCTATTGACATTGACGCTGGAAGCATATCAGAAAATAAAAAGATTCATGATTGGATAAAAGATAACCTAGAATTTACACAATTAATTAATGAATATAATTATTCATGGGTTCACGTATCATTTGATGCAAAGAATTTAAAAAAACAATGCTTAATAATTAAATAATAACTATCTTTACAACGCATATTTTCTATTTTAGTTTTAAGAAGTGTAGAGAAATTTACACTTTTTTTATTAAATATAGTTTGTAATTAAATAAATTATATTACATTTGTAGAAACTAATAAGAAATAATATGTATAAGAAAATTTTAGAAGCAAAAAAAGAAATTGGTAAAGCGACAAAGAATGCAACTAATCCACATTTCAAAAACAAATACGTCGATATTAACGCATTAATTGAAACAGTTGAAACAATCCTATTAAATAAAGGTTTAGTGCTATTACAACCAATAGAAAACGGCAAGGTTTACACTAGAATAGTAGATGCTGAAAGTAAAGAAATGATTGAATCTTATATTGATTTACCAATAGGGGGAACACCACAGTCAATGGGAAGTGCTATTACTTACTTTAGACGTTACACTTTACAAAGTTTACTATCAATGCAGGCACAAGACGACGACGGTCAGTTAGCAAGTCAAACACAACGTAAAGAATTAATCGATAACACACGTTTTGAGAAAGCATTAGAAAAAATTAAAGACGGAAGTTATACAGTTGAGAAACTTAAAGCAAGTTTTGAATTAACGGAATTACAGAATAAATCATTGATGCTATTGTAATGTCGTATAACGTTTTGCAACTAGCCGATGAGCTGTAACAAATACAGTACTTTTCAGCTTATTGGTTAATTGCTGTTATAAGAGGTTTTTAATTTAAAATAATATATATCTCGCAAAGAAGCAAATCAGTAGATGAAACAATGTTAATTAATCTACAAGTAAAAGTTAATTTAGAAGCGTTTGCAAATCACGATGGTTTTAAAGATGGTCAAATAGAAAAAGCAATCGAAGAGTTTAAAGAAGAAATAGTAGGTGAATTGTATTACAGACTTGAAAAAACATATTATCAACAAGAGTTTTTACAATCAGTTGATTTTGTTCAATTCAAGGTTGTGCGTAACTAATCTCTTATAACGGTATCTGGCTTTGCGTTCGTTTTAATGACGCAAAACCAGTGTTATATGTAGTAGCGACCTTTTAAGATAAATTTAATTAGAAGTAAAAATTGAAAAAGAAATAAAAAGCGATGGAAAAACAAAAAATTTATTTAGCTGGCGGTTTTAAATCAGATTGGGCTAACGAAGTAAAAAAATGCTCTAACAACTTTCAATGGATAAATCCAAAAGAAAAAGAATTTAAGAACGGAGAAAGAATAACAATGAATGTAAACGAATATGGAAAATGGGATTTACATTTTATAAAACAATGTGATATTCTTTTTGTGTATGTAGAAAAAACAAACACAAGTTGCATTGGATTATGTTGTGAAGCTGGTTATGCAAAGGGATTAGGGAAGACTGTTATAACAGTTTTAGAGCCAAATCACGAAACAATTAAAGATAATTACTTATCATTTATCACGCAAGTTTCTGATATTGTTTTTGAAACAATTGATGAAGGTGTACAATATTTAAAATCTTTTGGAATATGATTGATAAAAAAACAATAGCTGTTTGGTTCAGTTGCGGAGTTGCTTCTGCGATTGCTGTTCAAAAAACAATTGAAAAATATGGTAAAACTCATAATATTTTAGTTGTGAATAACCCAGTAAAAGAAGAGCATGAAGATAATATTAGATTTAAAAATGATATTGCAAAATGGCTTGGTATTGAAATTATTGAAGCTAAATCAAAAGAGTATCCAAGTGCCAGTATTATTGATGTTTTTGAGAAGCGAAAATATATTAGCGGTGTTGCTGGTGCTCCTTGTACAAAATATCTAAAAAAACAAGCAAGATATGAGTTTGAAATGGAGCACAAAATTGATTTTCACGTTCTTGGATTTACATTAGAGGAAAAAAATAGGTTTGAAAGATTCACTAAATTTGAGCGAGAAAATACAATTGGTATTTTAATTGATGAAAAACTAACTAAATTTGATTGTTTTGATATTTTACATAGAGCAGGAATTGAAAGACCTAAAATTTATGATTTAGGATTTCCAAATGCTAATTGTATTGGTTGTGTTAAAAGTCAATCGCCTACTTACTGGAATTTAGTTCGTGAGAAATTCCCAGAAGTATTTAAACAAAGAGCGGAACAAAGCAGAAGAATCGGTGCAAGATTAGTAAAATATAAAGGAAAACGAATTTTTTTAGATGAGCTTGAACCAACAGCAAAAGGAGGCAAAATTAAAACTTGGGAATGTGGTATTTTTTGTGATACAGAATAAGTGCGATGGCTTTTTATTTCTTTTTCCTTCGATAAATGTTAAAAGGATTGATAGTATAAGCTATTACATATAACAACTTGCTAACCGAACATTAATTACGCAAATACAACAAAAATTAATATATTTACAAAAAAAAAATAGAATTATGATTGAAACATTAATAAATCTATACGTTTTAATAATTCCCTCATTAGCTTTTTTCTTTGGGGTGTATATTGGAGGTAAAAACGAATAAAAAAATAGAAATCATGCAAAATAGAGAAGAACAACAGTACATGGAAGAAAACTACAATGGAGTTAGTTTAACAACTGATTCAATTAACGTTATTCAAAATCAAATTGATTTAGTAATAAGAAACGTAGATTTAGGATTTACAAACTCACTTGAAGCGTTCGCAGTATTTAAAGAACTAGAGAAGCGTTTTAACGAAGCTAAAAAGCAAATAGATGAATTAGCTTATAATGAAAGCGAAAAGTACGACAAAACGTTTAAAATCGGTTCATATCAATTTACACGTGTTGAGGGTAGAAAACAATTCGATTTTAAAAATATTGATGAGTGGAAAGTTGCTAAAGAAAACCTAGCTCAAATTGAGAATAAATATAAATCAGTTTACGAGAATAATAAAAACGGTATTAGTTCATTGAATGAACAAACAGGAGAGGTATTACAAACTCCGATAGTAACGTTTAGCAAAAGTAGTTTATCAGTTAAAAATAAATAAATAAATAAATAAATATATGAGTTCAATAATTAATTTAAGCATTGATTTGTCAAAGGTGGATAAATCTAAATTAGTAGACGGGAAGTATTTAAATACTCAAATCTTTGTGAATGATGACACACGATACGGAAACAACGTATCAATGGCATATAGCCAAAGTAAAGAAGAACGTGAAAGTAAAGTTCAAAAACAATACATCGCAAACGGTAGGGTAGTTTTCACAGATGGAAATATCAAAGTAGCTGAAAAGGAAGTTGAAAACGTGGTTAATAATACTAAAGAAGATAGTTTACCCTTTTAACAAAAAATAATTTAACCTTTAAGAACCTAGCTTGTAATGAGTTAGGTTTTTTTATGCAAAATAATTAAAAATAATTTACTATTTCATGTAATTAATTAAATATAATTACATATCTTTGTTTCAACAAAAGGAAATAGAAAAACTAAAATTTAGAAATTATGACACACAAAAGACACATTGAATTTAAAGGAATCGAGTTAACAGTGGTTTACCAAGTGTTAGTTTACGAAAGTCACTTTGGTTTAGAAATTCACGAAATATACGTTAGAGATTCAAAAACGGATATTATAGACATGTTAGATGTACAATTACATTTAATCGAAGAAGTATTAGAAAACGAATTAAGTCCACGCCATGAGATATAACGAAGACTGGTTAATTAACCAATACCAAAAAAGAATTGAGATTTATCAGGAATTGAAAATAAATAACGCTTCAAATCCTAACGAATTAAGAAAGTTAAGAGCTTTAATAATAGCGACAGAAGAGTTTATAAATGATTTAAAAGATTTAAAAGAAGCAAGATGAGAGTATTTGAATTACCAGCGAACTACAGAATAATGATGCTTACAGATGACGCAAAATATACTAGTCAGGCATTAGCAAGAGTTAAAGAGTTAATCGAAAAATATAAAATTTGTGTTGTTAACCGAAAAAAAGAATTAGTATTTAAACGCCAATTGATTTGTTGGTATTTGAAAAAGAATACTAAATTAACACTTCAAGATATAGGAGATATTTGTGGGGGTAAAAATCACGCTACTGTATTACACGCTATTAAAAGTATTGAAAACTACAAAACTTATAGAGATAAATATTTTATCGAAATTACAGACGAATTGAATACAGATTTAAAAAACGCATTTATTAACGGAACTAAATTTTAAGATATGAAAACGAATATAACATGGGATTTAAACACTTATAATCCAAAAAAGAAAAACATTCAAAATACAATTGTACCAAGTAATCCACTAAACACATTTAACGATTGGATTAACTACATTCATAATTTAAACAACAAAATAAAATACGGTAAGCAATGACACCATTTGAAAAATTAAGAGATTTTGTAGAACGTGATAGGATGCAAAACTCATACACTAAAGAGCAAATAATTGAATTAATAGATTTGATTTATTTAGACTTAGAGAAAGTAGAAATAATTAAGTCTTATAGTGAGGGTTGGTTGCAATGCAATATTTATGAATTACCTGAAAAAAGCAGAGAAAGATTTAAAGATGCTAACGATTATTACAATAAAAAATATAATAAGTAAGATGACAAAAAACGGTGGAATAAGCGAAGAAACAAGAATTGAAAATAAAGCTATTAGAGAAAGTATTTATTTATTAGAAAGTACTTATGTAGCTAAAGGAGAAAAAGGTCGTAGAATCATATCTAAAATGCTAATAAACGAATTTAATATGTGTAATACTTCATTAAATTTATGGTTAAATAGACATATCGACTTTAAACAAGAGAATTTAAACAGAGTAAAAGAATTTTTAAAACAAGTAAAATGAAAGTAATGTATACAGCAGCTTTATTAACTGCATTATTTGGACTGATAGTTATATTTATTTGGATAGTTTTGGCAAGTATTGAGCAACGTCAGGAACTAGAACAGTTAACAGATGATTATTTAAGAAGAAACGATAGTTTTATTAATCCAAAAGTTAATATTTCAGATACTGTTGAAGATTTAGAAAAAGAAGAGCGTTATTTTAATTATTTAAATAAAAATAAAGAAAATGAAAAGTAAAAAAATAGTATATCAATTTGATTTAGAGGGTAAACTAATAAATACTTTTGAGTCTACAAGAGAAGCTGGAAGAGAATTAAATCTAGTTAGTGTTTCACGTTATATAAATAGAAATTCATGTATAAGATTAAAATTTTATTTATCATATGATAATAATTTTAAAATAACTAGAGGAGTATATTCTCATAATCCATTATATTCAAAAGGCATGAAACAAGGTAATGATGTATGCAACTACATTGATAATTACGATAATGATTTATATTATGAATAAAAGAAAGAGAAAAGGTAGTATCAAAATGCAAAAGTATTTCAGACTGTTAAAGAATGAACACTGTAAAATATTAAGTGAGTTAGGTTACTATAAAAACGAAGAATATGATTAAGAATTTAAGTATAAACCAAAAACTAGTTGCAACTTCAATATTATTACCTTTTATTTCTGATATTTTAGAGGATTTAATTGATAACACAACTATTAGACGTGATATTTTTGACAAACATATGGTTAACAATGCAAGGACATTAATGAAGAAATTCAGAAACACCGACAACGTTTTAATAGGTTCAGCATCAGTCGAAGCTATTGACCAACAAAGCGAAATATACATTTTACTAAAACAATTTTTTATTGATAATTTAATAATAACAGAATAATGATAGCAGTACACAAAGAATTAAAGTTTAAAGTTAAAGTAACTAGACTTAATAAGGACAAATTTACGGGTACAGTAATAGAAAGTGATAGTATAATATATCCGATTAATTATTACGGAACTAGTTTTGATAGTTCACAATATTCGTTTTATTCTGAACCTGGAGATTACGGATATAAAACAGAAGTAGAAACAATCGATTTAAAGACACCTAAACACTACGATAATAGCAAAGGTTCACTTTATAAGTTTGCGAATGAACAAGGGCTTAATTCATGGGAATTTGATATTTTAAAACGTACTATAAGAAGTAGAAAAAAAGGCAACTTCAAAGAAGATTTAGAAAAAACAATTGCAGTAATCCAACTTTATATAAAAGAATATGAAATTTGAATATTTAATTAAAACTTTAGAAATTTGCAAATTATATGTAAGTGATAAAAAGAAAAAAGAAATAGATAAAAAGATAAAAGAATTAACTAAAAAGTAATTTGTTAATAAAAATATTTAATTTAGCAACGTTATTAAGTTAGCGTTGCTTTTTTTATGTATTAATTAATTAATTTATGGTTGAGAATATCGACAGAATAATGGAATTATACAGTTCCAACAACTCCAAGCGAGAAACTGCTCGTTTAATGTGCAAAGAGTTAAATATTGAATTTAATGATAATAAACGAAGAAGTATATCTAAATTAATCAGCACTAGAGTTGACAAAGGTATATTTGACGAATGCGAAAAAGTAGGAATAAACCCCGAAAAAGTAAAACATTATTGGTACAAAGGTCAAAACTACTCAATCAATGTTAAAGGCGAAAATAACATATTTAACTACGAAGATTTCAAAGAGGATTTTATCGGTAGTGTAAAAGATTTAAGACCTAACCACATTCAAATAATTAGAAATAAATCGGATGAAGATTCACATTGTTTGTTTATTTCGCCTAGTGATGTACACATAAATAAGTTATGTGATGCTTTTGAAACAGGTCAAGAGTACAACTCACAAATTGCAGTACAAAGAGTTAGAGATGCAGTTGCTAGTATAATTAAAAAGTCTGAAGGTTTCAACATTGATAAAATTATTTTAATAGTTGGTAACGATATACTAAACACCGACAACACCAAAGGACAAACTACAAAGGGGACTCAACAAGATTCTCACGAAAAATGGTTTTCTGCGTTCTTAATGGCTAAACAACTATACATTGATATAATTCAAACACTAGTATCTATTGCAGATTTAGAAGTTGTTTACAACGTATCTAATCACGATGAAATGTCAGGTTTCTTCTTAATGG